GAATTCTACTCTTACTACAATATGATACCAAGCAGTAGGATCTCTAAATAATCTATTTGTTTTTAAATTTACATTTCCTGCATTAGGAATATCCTCATACTGCAAAACATCATCAGTTCTAATTCTTAGTTTTGAGTAATAACCTCCACCTACAACACCTTGAGAAAATATTGTATGGTCTCCACCTAATGTAGCTCTTTTTACCCAAGCTGATATTGTAAATGTTTTTCTGTTACCTGCTCCTTCATGAGCTTTTCTTAAATATGCACTAGCCATTAACAGAAACCTCCTGAGTTAGTAATACCAACTTCTATTGTAATTGACAATGCCTGGTCTGTCGTTTGTCCCTCTGCATCTGTTGCTCTTACGGTAAAGCTATATTGTGTATCACTAGCTGGACTTGGTGCAGTCCCTGATATAACTGCTCTGTAGGTATTACCTGCAGGATTTGATGTTGTTCCAATTGTAATTCCTGGAGGTAAGGATCCAGATACAACAGATTGAGAAATAGACACAGCACTATCTCCGGTAACATCTATGTTTTGTGAATAGGCTTGTCCTGCCGAACCATTTGGTAATGACGTTGTTGTAAATACAGGGCCATCGGAAATGGTTAAATCTGTAGCACTTCGAACAGCATTTCCATCAGGATTTGTAATTAAAATTCTTACATTTTGCCCGTTTGTTAACCCAGCTGTTCCTGTTGTAAATGAAATAGAAGTTGCACTTGTAAATGTTACTGATGTTGCAGACTGCACTGCACCATTAGCTCTTTGTAATTCAACTTTTGGTATGGATGAAAAATTTGTACCTGTTACAGTTATTGTAGCACCAACATCTGCATCAATTACCGTAGGTGAAAAACTTGTAATTGTTGGTTGTGTTTCAGTTGGTATCGTTGCAGATCCACCTAAACCTACAGACACACCATTAATTGTAATCTGGCCATTTGCTAAAGCAGAATTTGGAATGACATTATTTTGAAAAGTTAAACTGTCACCTGCTTCACCAATCTGTAAATTAGTTCCTGATTGCGGTTGTATTTTATCTACTTCAATTGTGCTCATTATAAAATTACTAAATTACCTGTTACTGTTATTGTTCCTGTTATTGATACTGGCCCTGCAAGAACTCCAGAGTCCATAGTCTGTGTTTCACTCAATGTTGAATTATGTGTAACAACAAATTCAGTTGCTGTCATAACTGGTGATATTGTTCTTTTGCCAGGTATAGTACAAAATACATCTTTAGTAGAACTTCCAAAATTTACTTTTGACAAACTTCCTGATGAATTACTTATTACTGTGTCTCTAGATAATGTATCTGGAGTACCATCAGTTACTGTACCGATTCCTATTTCAAAAAGATTATTACCTGTTTCAACGATTGCATAGTAAGTCTGTTTACCCGTGCCGATTCCTTCGACAAAAGATATAAAGTCTTGTGAAGCACCGTCTAGACTAAGAGTTCCTTGACCAGAAGTAGTGCTTGTTTCTTTAACTCTATCGTTAATGATTAGAGCCATGCACTCCTCCTTAACTGCTTATTCTTAAAATTGCGTTTGCTGAATTAAAAGTAGGAAACTGAATAGTAAATGTTCCTGCTGTAGCTGTTTTATCTCCACCAAAATCTAAAACTGCAACTGCTGCATTTGTTGTAGCAGATGAAGTATTATAAATTAATGCTCCTCTTGCTGTAAGAGTTACACCAGTAAATGATAGTTCAGCAAAATCTACAATTGCTACTCCAGTATCTAAAGATGTTTGTTGCCCTGTAAGAGTACCACCACCTTGAGAGTATGATCCTGTGTCAGGAATTTGTCCACCTGTTGAATCTCCTGGATATGCTGTTGTTGCTGCTGATAAGTTAGCTGCACTTGTGTAAAGTGCTAATTTAAAAACATCTCCTCCATTTTGGAATTCCATGTCGCCTTCTAATAATTGTTTTTTAAATGAATTACAAACTGCTTGTGCTATTGCCATAATTTTTCTCCTTATAATTAATTTGGCGATGGAGACGGAACTTTAATTCTTGGTACACCATCGTCATATTCAGCTCTTCTACGTCTACCCATTTGTTGTAACGAGAAAGCTTCAATAGCCTTATCATACCTTGTTTTATATAGATTGTACATATCCATGGGTCCTTTCAGAAAATTAAAACACTCAGATAGAACACCATAAAGCAACATTGCTTCTTGATATGTAGAAATAAATGTGTTTTTGGTAGATGTAAAACCTGGAGGATCAATAATATAATTCAATTGTGTAGCGTAAGCTTGGTCTGGCGTGGGTGCCACTACAACAGAAGCATCATCCCAGTTTGCGTAGTATTTTGGCTGACCTGTTGCTCCTGATCCATTAAATTCTGTAATAAAACTTGTATCTTTCTTTTCCATAAATGTTCTTGCTGAACTTAAAGAAGAACTTGCAAAAACCTGTAATGAACGAATGACTAAAAAGTCAGATGGCATCTGCAAAAATCTTTTATTTGCGTTAAAGTTTGATGTTGCATACTTTCTTAAATCATCATAATCCACTCTACCCGCAATATCTAATTCTATATTTCTTATAAATTGTGCAATCAAAGAATCAGATAAAACATTAGAATCTACCTCCGCATAATTTCTAACTTGTGCTAAAAAATCTGTGTATGCTATTGCCATTATGTAATACTCACCGTTACGTTATTTAAAGTTATTCTTGCTTCTCTACTTCTGTTTTCAGCTGATGGATTTTCTGGAAACATAGAAGAAACAGTTGTTGTAATTCCATTTCCTGTAAAAGAAAACTTTTCTGTTTGGAAAGCAAAATTACCAGGTAAGTTTAAATCAACTATTGTTATTGCTCTTCCGCCTGATGATACTAAAGTATTATCACCTGGAGCTAACGGATTGATAGAACTTATTTTTTGTGGTTGTTGAAATTTTTGTGTTCTTGTATTTTGTAAAGCAATTGCATCAGCAGTATTATATCTTCTTTGAATTTGTGGATGTTTAGATTCAAACTCTGAAATATGAACTAATGATCCATTCCATTCTCTTACCATTTCAGTGTAAGGAAAAGCTTGTCCTGATCTGTCTGATATAGCTAATGATCTTTTACCTGTTGCGTATTTTGCCATATTATCCTACCGTTGGATAGAACGACTGAGGAGCAATAAATGTAGATGCTCTTTGACCATCTTCTTCAAGAGCTCTTCTTAGTTCATCTTCATATATTAATTTGTTTTGTTGTGTTAACTGTGGATTCTTTTTCATTGATAAGTAATAAGCTAACCCTGCACACATACAAGGTAAAAATCTATATGCTACATCTGCCTCATTTGTGTAAGAACCCGCATCTTCTATTCTGTTTATTGAATAATATTTTAAATGTGTAAATGTCTGTGCATCTGGAGTTATATATAAAAATATTTTTGGTGATGTTTTTCTCTCTACATAATATTGTGATGGTTGTCCTTGTGAACCTTTATTTGGTAAAGCAGCGTATGCAGATCTATCTATTTTTGTTAAAGATACATCAGTTCTCTCACCTGTATTACTTGCAGTTGAAGAAATAAAAGCTTCTAACACATCATTGACTCCAGTTGCCGTGCTATACTCCGCCTGTCCTGCAACAAGTGTTAAAGTATTTAAATTAACTTTCCAAAGATGTATGCCTCTGTTACCCCATTCTGCAAATAGAAGATTTAAACTTCTTCTTGCAGATCTTAAATCATATCCAGAGTTTGTAGATATTCCGCATCTTTCATATCCCTCTGATATAATTTCATCTATATCTAAATCAAATGTTGTTGTTCCCGATGTTGCCATATTAGTTTAATTTTTTCTTTTTTAGTTTTCTCATCATCATAGCTTTTGCTTTTTTGTTCAAACTTATAACATAATTAGCTAAACTTCTTCTTGATTTTCTCATTTCTCTTACTGCAGGTTTTTTTCCAGCCTTTCTAGCATTTATTAAAACAAATTGTGTCATATCCACTAATCTCTTAGATTTAGCTCTTTGCGTATCTAATTTTTGTAGTCCTCTCATAAACTTTTTATCTTTTAGAGATTTTCTAGATGGATCAGCTTGTGGTGCTTTTTTATACAAGTCAGCAGTTTCCTTCATCGCTTTTTTTCTAAAACTTTGATATGGTTTTGATTTTACAGCAGCCTTTATTCCTGTTGTTAAAAGACCACCAAGTAGCATTTTTTTATACATTATTTAAAACCTTTTAATAATTCACCGTAATAGTTTTCATAACTTTTATTTGATATGTATTTTCCATCAATTTCTGATTTTATGTATGAACCAATATAAGGTTCTGATTTGACAGTTTTACTCGGTGCTTTTGATGTTGTTTGGCTAAATGCAGCTCTTCCCATTGCTGCTTTCGTTACAGGAACACAATTTGGCACCATCTTTTTGCCTTTTTTTTT